CTACAAAATTATTCGCATTTAGAATTCTAAATTGATCAGTAACAATTGCCGACATCGTAATTAAACTACTTTTTTCTCTATTTATAGTGATTTATTATGGAAGTCCAAAGACTCTCAATGATCCAGTGGATCTTAATCCTTTCAAGGATGTATCCTTGAAGTTCCTTCTTTGAACAGTTGGGAAAGTTGTTAGTCCAGAATTAACTGTAAATCCAGTAACTCCGATTGAAATTGGAGTTGTACCCCTAACACCATTATATAGTCTACCCCAAGATAATCTACCTAATGATGTTGTTATACCAGTGTTAGCTGGATTATGGAATCCAATAGTTGATATCCCAAGTATAGAAGATCCATTCTCAACATTACATACAATTTCACCATTTTCTCCCGAAGAAGTAATTGAATTTACTATGTAAATATTATCCAAGAATGTTGTACCAATACTGACTATAGAATTATTATGTCCATTAACTGAAGTTACACCATGTCCAACTTTAGTATCTGTTATGAATACTGGATATCCAGGTAACAATGAATTGGCAGATTTATCTGCCCTAAAGAAGAATCTAAGTGCTGTTAAATGACCACCTATACCGTTAGATGTTGTAATACCAGTAATAACTCCAGTATATCCTTCAACATTCTCAATTGTATTAATTCTTTCAGTAAGATTTTGTGGTTGTTGTATAATAACGTGTGGTGGTGTGGTGAAGGTATATCCCAAACCTATATTTTCGATTGAAACTGATGATACAGAACCATTAGTAATAGTTGCTTTAGCAAACGCTGTTGTTCCAACACCTACTCCAACTGATTGTGGAGCAGCAAAGTTAATATGAATAGGACCAGCAGTGTAACCAGATCCTACATTAGTTGTAGTTACTGATTGTATTGTTCCTGCAGCAGAAACTACAGCAGTAAATGCAGCACTAACTAGACTTGTATCTCCTTCCACTATTAAACCATCAACAGCATTAATACCAATTCCATATCTATCACCAGAATCTAATGCTGGATTAAACTCATCTTCATAATAGAATGATTCTGCATCATCAACAAATATACCACCAACACCACCAATACCAGAAGATGTTGTTAAATCTCCAATAATTTTAGCAGTCGGGTAAATTTGTGCTTCAATATTTGATCTTGCCTTACTAATTACTTCACCCTGAATAATCTTATCAACTTTCTGTTTAGTCCATTGTATTGGTTTTTCTTGATCTTCAGTAATACCAACACCAACATAAGTATCAGTCTCAACTATATCAGAACCTAAGAAAGATTTAATGATCCTATTTCTTTCCTGATCTACAGTATCTGTAAAATCAGAATGCTTAAGGATTCTAAGATCATCACCAACTTTTACTGTTTCCTGAACATCAACAATTTCAATATCAACTCCTCGTTGACCAACATAGAAGAAAATATCAATCTTATCACTTTTTGATGGTGCTTCAGTAAATAATACAGTTGTTCCACCAGTAAATTGGTATGCAATCTTAGGTGTTTGTATTACACCATTTACAAATACTATAAGAACAGCATCAAGATCAATCTCTGATGATAATGCATCATTATCATCTTTCTCAAAACTAATTAATTGTCCATTTAAGAATAATGGGAATCTTCTTCTAGTACCATTCTGTAATAACTTAATATCGTCAATGAAATCTATCTCACCAAATTGCCAAGCAGAGAAGTAATCATTATATGTTTCTACCACTTCTAATTGGAAGTCGTCCAATGGTCTTTGTAAATTTGCAGCAGTTACAAGACCAACTGGTTTAAACTTATCACCAACATTGAATGAATGCCCATCCCTTGTTACTTTAAAGTTGTATATACCAAATCCAGTAGCACCAATTCCAGTAGTAGTTTGAGCAGCACTAACACTAGCACTAACTAACATATTCTGTCCAGTTTCTGTAGTATTACCAATACCTAATCTTGAAATACCTACAACAGGAAGATTTTGATAAACTGGATCAGGAGTTACAATTTGAGGATTAACATAATTGCCACCAACTTCATTAATATTAATATCTAATGCACCACCTGTTCCTGCAGGAGATTTACCAACATTTACTCTGAACCACTTAGCACCAACTCTTCCAACAGGTAATTCAACTCTATGAGCAGGATCTGCTTCACCAGAAGTACCAACTCTAATAGTAATTGTATTTGTAGTTACTGATCTAATTGGTACTGTTGAATTATTATGAATAGGATCAGTTACACGAGGATAAGGATGAAGAGTAGCATAATTATCTCTCTCACAAGTTAATGTTAGTCCTCCAGTAATAATACCAACAGTATTGGAAGTATTCATTCCGTGTGCAGAACCAAAATCTAATACTAAATCACCAGTGGTTCCATCATATGTTGCACCAGTAATAGTTCTATTTGCTGCTCCTGTTACTGTTAAACCATTAGGAAGAGCAGAATGGAATGAATGTGCAAATCCAACACGAGGATAATAATGGTCAGTAGTATGAGCATCTTTAGCACAAGACATTACTAATGATCCAGTAGCAATACCAACTGTCTGATTTGATTTTTGAATACATCCATTTACAGTTTTACCTGCTACAAATGTATGATCAAACTTCTGATATGATGGATTTGGATTAACATTAACTTTAAATGTATTTACAGTCTTATTTGTAATTTCTAACCACTTACCACTAGCATAATCTGTAGGTCTTGGATATGAATGCTCTGTAGCACCACCATCCTTTGTACAAGTAAATGTAAGACCATTATCATCAATTAAAATCTTATCACCAACATTAAATCCGTGAGAATTTTTTGTGAGAGTTAAAACACCAGTATTCTTGTTATAAGCAGCATTTGTTGGTGTAATAGTAGAACATCCAACAAAACCGTGGGAAGCACTTTCTATTTGAAGCCATCCAGTTTCAGGATTATAATCTGCATCAGTAATATTACGAGTTACTATTGGTGTTGTGCCAACATTAACTGTAACAGTTGTATTAGTTTTTGCAGTAATTGTAAGTGCTTCTCCTGATGCAGGATCAGTAGGTCTTGGATATGAGTGTTCTGTAAGATGCTTATCTCTTTCGCAAGTAAATGTAACTGCTCCATCAGTAATTGTCAGTTTATTGCTTGTTGTTAAACCATGATTAGCACCTGTAGTAAGGGTTAATACTAAGTCTCCAGTTACAGGATTATAAGTTGCATTGGTAGCAGTAAATGTATTGTTATTACCATTACTTGCAACACATCCTCCATTAGATCCTCTCACAAATATATGTGGGTAATTACCGCCAGTAAATGCAGCACCTACTGTAGCACTAACAAACTTATGCTTATTAATTGCAGATTTAGCACTAACAACTGCACCAGTTCCACCCCCACCACCAGAACCAACATTAACAACAATTGCTTCTGAATTTACTTCTTCTACACCTAAACTTTGTCCAGATGCTGGATCAGTAGTACGTGGATATAAATGTGTTCCTCTATGATTATCTCTAGAACAAGTAAATCCTAAAGAATTATTAGCAATCTGAACAGTATTAACTGCTTTTGAAAGACCGCTTGCTGTTGCTGATTCAAATGCATGTACATATTCACCACCAGATATCACAGCACCTGCAGTAGCAGATACAAATGTATGTTTAGTTGTATTTGTTGATGGTATTGTTGTTAGAACCTGTAAAGTAATAGATGTATCAGTTACAGATTGAATCTTAATTGCAGTATTATGTAAAGGATCACCTGATCTTGGATATGTCTTAGTTGATGTATTGTTATCAACATCACAAGTAAATCCAAGTGAATTAGCAACAAGTTTAATACTTGACCCTGCTTTCAAACTATGAGCACCAATTTCCAATTCCATTAAACCTGTTGTTGGATCATAATCAGCACCTGTAGGTGTAAAGGTTGCTTTGGGTGAAGTTCCTACATTAACTCTAAATGTATTAGTAGTTTTATTTGAAATTGCTAACCACTTATTGCTAACTGGATCTGATGATCTTGGATATGAATGTTCTGTAGCATTACCATCCATTGAACACTTAAATGTTAATGAATTATCTGTAAATTTAACAAAATCTCCATTATTAAATCCATGACTTGGAACTTGAACAGTCATTATACCAACACGAGCATCATATTCAGCAGCAGTTACTGTATGATTAGTTGCTGCACTTAACGAATGACTACCTACAGTCAAACTCAATCTACCACTAGCAGAATTATAATTTGATGCTGTTGGGGTAAATTGTGCTCCTGTATTAGCAGTAACAGAATTACTAGTAGAATTTACAAACTTATGATCATATGCAATGTCACTAACACCTATAGCAACAGTTCCATAGTATCCACTACCAAAGGTTAAGTCGTTAAAGAATTCCCAAACATTACCACCAGTTTTATAATAATGTGGTATGGTAGAAATACCAGCATCAACTTCAAAAGTTCTTTCTGATATTATCCCAACTAAATGAAGTGGGCGTTCATGATCACTAAAGATGCTAGTTGTTACACCAAGATAATTAAGAGTTTGAATAGCATCAGCAACATTACTTTGTACAAATACATGTGGAGATGTATTTGTAGGAGTAGTACCGAGTAATACATTAACTTGGAAAGTATTGGTAGTTGCGTTAGAAACCGTCAAATATTTGTCATAAGCAGGATCAGTGGCACGAGGATAATCCTTTTGAGCAGCAGCTCCAGTTGCACCACCATGATTACAACTTAACTTTAATGATTCTTTCTTAATCTTAATCGCATCACCATCCACAAGACCGTGATTATTGATTGTTAATACTAAATTACCATTTGCAGGAGTGTATGTTGCAGCAGATGGAGAACCAACAGTTTTAGTTGGACAAGAGAATTCTAAATCTCTCAATTGAAGCATAGATGGAGTTTCTAATGAGAATCCATGAACTCCAGTAGTTGTAACTGTAATAATTCCAGTTATGTTGTCATATACTGCAGTTTGAATACCTATTCTAGAGTTAGCAGGAACTTTAGCAAGAGTACCTATCGAAGTACCAATACCAACAAGAGATGTTAAAGAACCTTCAGCGTTGATCTTAGGTTTAACTTCAGCACCAATAAGAGGAGCATATCCTAAACCAGGTGTAGAACCAAGAGATACAATTAGACCACCTCTAGGTAATTGATTCTGGTTAATATCAAAGTCAGATTTAATATAGTCTCCATTAACAGAAGATATGCCAGTAAATACAACACTTGAAATACCTGCAGTTGTATCATTTTCAAATTCATAGTTATTGCCTGTATTATTAACGGTTCTTGGTGTTTGGAATACTCCATTAATGAATAATACACCATTACCAATTCCAACTCCAGTACTAGTATTTGCTCCACCTACAGTTAGACTATATGTTCTACCAATACCTGTAAAGTTGTCTGATATATCATCAAACAGCATATTAGTCGTATAATCACTCCTTAAGAAAGTTCTACCACTAAATTGTGCTCTTACAAACGGTAAATTATCATCTGCTCTTCTTGATCTAGTATTTCCTTTAGGTGGATCTAAGAAATAGACTGTACTATCAACAATGTTAAAGGATCCTCTATGTACTCTTACTGCTGCATTATCACTATGTGGAGTTGCACCTATACCTAATGATCCTCTCTGCACCCTCACAACAGGCAATGTAGCGATTCCAAGAGCAACTGCAGTGGAATCATTAATAAATCCATTTTGAACGCTTGTAAATCCAACCTGGTCAACCTTCATATACTCATTATCAATCTTCAATACATCTCTAGGTTGTACTGAACTAATTCCACTCAATACAAACTGAGTAACTCCAATACCAATAGCACCATCTAATGTATGTTGAATGGATGTATAGGTAATTGGTTGTTGTACTATCCCATCTAATCCAATAACAGTTTTTGCTAATTTTTTGGTTATATTAAACTTATGAGCATTTCCAGATCCTATTCCAGTAAATGTTACTGGAAGTGCATCATTATCAGTTACATATTCCTTTCTAGTGAATAACTGGAACTGTCTTTCATTTATTACTTTAGGGAATACTGTAGTTGGTAAAATAGTAGTTAGAACACCTGCATTATTTGTAGTAGATGCTATAGAAACTGCAGTAGCAGCTAATCCTATAATTGTTGAATTTGCAGTATATTCTAATTGCTCACCAGTATTATAGAAATGATTTTCAATTGTGAATATACCAGTTGTTGTACTAAGAATACCTGTATTTGTAGGATCAAATGTCTTAGTATAAATTGGAGTATTTTCATGAGTTAAAGCAAAGTCTGTTTTATTTGCTCTATTTCCATTAAGTCCATCATATGCTGATAAGAATAATCTCTTTTCAACCTCACCAAATCTATAAACAGGTGGAGTATTATCAAAATCATTCGTAGTATAAAGAATCTGATTAAATGATTGTATTTCAGTTAATGATGAAGAATACTCAGAATCAGGATAGAATTTAATGTTTATATTACTACCACTTATTTCTCCACCAAATGTACCAATACCTGTTGTTGATCCAGCAGAAACAAATGGATATTGAACTGTCAAAACATCATCAATATCTCTCATTCCAATTAATTGATGAATAGCAGAAGTTTTACCACAAGATACTCTAACAAGAGATTTAATAGAACTATCTAAATCTTTATTTAAAGTTGAGAAAGTATATGAACCAGTACCAGATGAATAATCAGAGTGTAATCTAGCAGTTCTTTCTGAACCAGGTGATTGACCAGCAACTGCAAATCTATGAGTTCCTATACCTGTGGTTGTAGTTCCTAGTCCAACAACATTTGCACTAACAGTAAGAGTACGTTCTTGATCATTTAAACATTGTAATCTAATTCTATTATCTTCAAATACTGCAGTAACTAAACCAACTTTATTTGTAGTGGATGAATTTTGTCTAGTATCAATAAAGGTTTCAGCAATATAAGTATCAACACCATCAAAATCAACAATTACTTCACTATAATTTACATCTTTAGTGTAATCATTTTGTATAATAAGACTTGCGTGTAATCCATTAAAATCTGTTTTGGGATATTCAACAATCGTAGTTGTTGTAAATCCTACAGTAGTACTACCAACACCAACAATTGTGGATGATAACTCAACTTGGCCAATTTCATTTGTAGATGCAGCAGAAACCTGATCAGTTCTAAAATCAGTCTTTAATATTTTAAGATCATGATCTTTATTGAATACTTCAATTGGATAGAAGTTTATTGATTTTGATCCAGAATTTATATCTACTTCTGCTGTAAAATCACCCAACTTCATTGTTGTGAAATCAGTTGATTTTTCAAGTAAATATGCATTATTAGTATCTGTTAAGACAATTAATTCAGAAACTTGAGTATCAAAAGTATCTGGATCTATTACTTGTACAAGATAATGTGAGAAGGTACTATCTAATTCCTCTAATTCAGTAGTAGATGCTTGGAATCCTTTACTTGAGAATTTAGCACTTATATCATCATGAATAAGAACTCTATTACTCTTACACTTAGTAAAGTCAGTTAATTGCTTGTTAGATACTTGTATAAATTTAGATTGAGTTTTTCTTGTATCAAAATCAATACCAAGATCAAAAACATTAATGGCATCAACTCTCTTAGGATCTCCAAGAATATCTAATGTAAGAATATTAACTGTTGTTGAACCATATGAAATTTTTGATTTCGATGTTGATTCAATTACAGTATCTGAGAAATTTTTCAATCCTGCAGGATGAACTAATCTATTAACTGGATCTACACTCTTATCCCATTCTATTGGACTTTCAATAGTATAAGAAAGATTTTGGAAGTAATCATTATCAGGTATAACTTGATAATCTTCACTTAATTTTCCAATACCATCATTCCAACCAACATTTTGTCTACTTGAATAATCTATTTCAAACTTAGATTCTTTATTAACAACACCAACTACTTCAGCACTTATATTACTAACAATTCCCTTAATTTTATCACCAATATTCAACTCATACTCACCATCAACCTTAATATAATCATCTCTAACTTCAGAAATTATTAAATCAGTATCAGTAGCATTAACCCTTATATGTTCACTAAGTTCAAACTTACCTCTAACTTGAATAGGTTCTAAGATTGGATAGTTCTTTTTATTGATTAATGATGCATAACCAGATTGGAAAGTCTTTGCAACACCTGGATTAGTAGTTAATCCTGCTACACTAAATTTCAAAATTGCTGGATTACTATTTGAATATTCAACAACATCAAAGAATTGATAATTATAATCTTGTGAATTGAATCCACTACCAGTAATTGAAACATCAGTTCCAATACCACCTTGACCTCCAGTTGTACCTACTCCTACTACAGTAGTTCCAGATTCACCTTCACGTTGAATACCCTCAACAAATACCTTATCTCCAGTAGTAAATGGTGCAGTGAAGTATCCATTAAGTGGAGTATCCAAGAAACAAGTAACTAATCCAGAAGTACTACTCTCCATAGAGCGTATTCCAACACCATTAGAATTATTAATTGCTATAACTGAATGACTTGTAGAATCTAATCCTTGAATCGGTACAAATATTTCAACTTCAGAAATAGTTTGATTTGGAACTTTAGCAATTAAAGATGATTTATCAATTACTTTATTATCAACTGAATTGAAAAGTATTAAATCTGGTGGACTAGTATATTCTTTTCCTCCACTAACAACATCAACTGATTCTATAATATCAAGATTATCTACATTTATAGTAGGTGAAATGGATGCTTCTGGACTTAAAGTTTTATCTGAAGCATATTCATATCCAATATCAACAATACGAACATCTTTAACAGAACCAATTGTAGTTGAAATAGCTACAATATTTGCATTTTTACCACTAACACTAGTAACTGATGTAAATCCAGGTAAAACTTTATAATTAAATCCTTCAGATATAATTTTTAAATCCTTTATAGGACCAACAACATTCTTAGATCTTGTAGAATATTCAATAGTATCACAATCTCTTGAATTATATGTTAGGAATTCTGGAGTTTTTCTTGGCGAAATTTTAAAAGTATCGTTTGTAATATCAAATACTTTAAATTCCCCACTATATGCACTATCAGTAAATTTTATTTCTGATCCATTAACAACTTCCTTATCAGAAGTACTAATATATCCACCCTTTATTAATGAATAATATAATATATTAGGAGACTCATTTGAATAAGACACTGTTATAGCAGCACCAACTGGATCAGAAGCATTAGTTCCAAGACCAACTACTCCATATTGAGTTATATTAAAATTATTAGTATCTTGAGCACTCTTATATTCACTCTTAAATGTACTATCATAATACACTTTAAAGTCATATCCAGATAATGATGTATGAGCAACTCCAAATGTTAATTTAGAATTTTTAACAACCTGTATTTGGGGGTTAATTAAAGAAATTGTTTGTTCAGAACCTCCTGTAGATGCTGCTATTGTTAAAATTCTTGGTGGATCAACTGTGACATCTTTATAAGTTTCTCCTAATTGAATAAAATCATCATTTATTTTATAAACATAGTATGATCCAGTTGATAATCCAGTAGCACTTCCTTCATAAAATACCTTATCACCAGTTCTTAATCCATGACTACCTAATCCCAACTTATTAACTTTAACGGATCCAGTGGTAAATGGTATTGGATTAAATAATAATTTCTCATATTGTGAATTATATCTTACCGATATTGGAGAACTATTTCCAAATCCAACAGATAGATTTGGTTTTACATTCATCTTAACAACATCATTGATTGATAATCCATGAGTTGTTGTACCTGCTGCAGCAACATTTGTAGTTACTGTAGAAGTAATTCTATCAATATCACCAATTACTTGAGTAAACTGTGAAGTTATTGCATATAACCCAGAAGAAATACCCGATGAAGATCCACCACCATTAAAATAAACACCTTCACTTGTACTACCTATAGAAGATCTTTGAGTTACTAATCCAATATAATTTTGTCCTTTATTGATTACAAATACGTCACTATATGCAGTTGTTGCATTTGGTAAGTTAAAGGTTGTAGCATGCTCTCCACCTCTTGCAGTAAATGGAGTTGCACCAGCATTCATAGAGAATCTTACCGCTTGACCAGTAACAAATGGATGATTTGGTAAATATATTGTTCTAGTTGGAATGGGAACTTGTGTCTTAGTCTCTCCTATGAAATAATCTCTTGTAATAGCACTGCCTGATGTTGCCCCAACACCAACAGATTGAACTCCGTTAAAGTATACAATATCATTAGTTTTTGATTTAAATCTCTCAGTTTTTACTGGTATAGTGATTCTATTGTTTAGGACATCAATATTAGATCCATATGTATGGGCAATTCCAGTATTATATCTTCTAATTCTTATAACTTTGTTTACATCATATAAATTCAATACTTTAGCCGCTTCAGACCCAATTCTAATTGATCCACCAATAGAAACAGTATCTGGAATATTATTTACATAAATGTCTTCTATAACACCAGCAGCATTCGTATTAACTGCCATTGTTTTACCTAGACTTATAGTATCTGTTCTTACTCCAACTTTAAATGAATCTGTTAGATTTACAATACTTGTACTTAATCCAGATATTGCAACATTATCCTGATCATTTAATTCAATATAAGGTAAATAATTTACTACTACCTCACGACTATCTTTCCATTCAAATACTGCATTCTCAAATCTAGTTAATACTGTTTCAATTTTAGAAACACCAATACCTACAATTTCATCTACTTGTGCCTGGAAACCTATTC